GCCGTATTCCGGTTTCATGCGTCGGCTGCCGATCGGCGTGGTCAAAATGTCCTCGATCGACTGTCGCAAATGATCAAGGCCCGTGATTGGCTGTCCTGTTCGGCGATCCAGGCCAATCATGGTTAGCCTTCCAGGCGCTGCAGCTCGGCATGACCGGCCAGGTACTCCAGCGCCTCGGCGTCGTCGCCCTGGACCGTCACGCGGTGGCCCACAACCTTGAATTCGCGCAGCCCCTCGCCGCTCGCCAGGAACAGCGAGCGCGAGGCGTAGCCGCTGTCGGTAAAGGTCACGTCCGCCGGCGCACCAGGCGCAGCGGGTTTCTTGGTACTCATAAGGATTCTCCAGAAAAGACAAAGCCCGCCGAGGCGGGCTGTCAGTGCTTGTGGTTGGGCGTGTTGCCCGTGGTATCAATGATCGAGCCACCGCCGAGAATGTCGCCCGTTACGCGTAACGGCCCGTCAATCACCACCGCCCCTTTCAAGGTGATGTTCGACGCCTCGACCGTGGCGGTCGTCGTCTTGGCTGTGATTGCGCTGTCAGTTGCCACCACTTCGGTGCCGCCGACCTTGACCGTCACCGTACCGCTGGGCAGCGTGATGGTGTAGCTATGGGCCGCCCAGTCGTAGACCAGCGAACCACCATCATCGAAACGCCACACCTCGACATGATCGCGATTGTCCGGCTGGGCGCCGGCATCGCCATACAACCCAGGAACAAAGGTGCCCTGCGCGGGATCACCGCTCGGGCTGATTAACGCGCCCTGCTCGCCCAGGCTCGGCGCACGCCAATGGCGGGCCTTGCCAGCGGCCAGGGCATGCCAGCGCACCCAGGCGCTGGTCCAGTTGCCGCCATCGGATACCCGCACCATGCCGGGCACCAAAGCCACCGCCACAACGCGACAAGGGATCACCAGGCCGGCCAGCATGCGGTCATGCTCGGCGCTCGCATAGCTCATGCCATGGCCTCCGGGGCTTGGTAGTGCTGCTCATTGCCGGGCCCGGTGTCAGGATCAAACGCAAACAGCAGCGAGCCGGGCGGCTCATTCTCCCAAGGCCAAGCGGTGTCACCCAGATAGATATCTTGGTGCCACAGCACCGACCAGCCCGTGCAGCGGGCCAGCTCGGGGATGATTTCCGACGGCATGGCCTGCACGTCCCGCACCTGATCGACAAAGTCGACGTCCCAATACTGCTCGTCCAGCAACTGCATCAGCTTGGCCGCCAGAATGGCCGCCTGCAGCGGCGCCATCTTGCGTTTCGACTCGACCAGAATGCAGGCCTCAAACGTCGCCTTGACGCACAGCCGGCCGTCTCCTGGCTTGGTCGCCGGCGCCACGCCTGTCATGGCGTACAGCAGCGCCGGCAGCTTCATACCCTCTTTGAGGACCGGGTACGCCTCGACGTGCTCAATCTGCGGCAGCGCCGCTTTCATGGCCGCCGTCATCGCGTCATGCAGCACAGTCAGCTCACTCGGCACCGGGGCCGGCTCGCTAGAAGATGTCTGCTGTTCGCTCATGGTCTACCTCCAGCACCAGGGCAACCATGCCGTCGCCGGTAGGCTCAGGCCGCACCACCCGATAGCGGCCGCCACCCTCAACAGGCGGCAGCTCAATGGTCAACACCGATTCATTGGGCAAGCGCGCCGCATCTGCAGCCAGCACAGAGAAACGCGGCTCGCCCAATTCTGCGGCGTCGACCGCCGTGGCCAGGCCCTTGCTGCTCTTGCCGCCCACCTGAGGGTCAAGGAATGGGTTTTCAAAAGTCCCCATAACCTCGGTACCGTCCTCAAGCGTTGCGCGGTCGCCCACGCGCTGCAGAATGCGCGTGCTCAATACCGCCATGCGCTCGCGAAAGCCTGGGCGGGCCATTACTGAACGATCAGCGCTTCGGCAAAGCCGTTGACCGTATCGGACAACAGCTTGCCGTAGGGGAACGAATCAGCCGTGCCGTCGGCGACCAGTGCGCCATTGAGCACGCTGACTTTGGCGCCGGCCTTGAGGCCAGCGGCCGCCGGCACGCTCCAGGCACCACAGGTGCTATAGGTGATCACCGTACCCTTGGGGCCGGACTGCAGCGGCATAACCGCCAGATCACCGATAACCTGCGGCACACCAGCGACGGAGCCGCCAGTAGGAGCCGGCAAGCTGATGCTGC